ATTAGTAATCTGAGAGTCTAAAGATTTTCTTATTTCACTTAGCTCTCTTGATAATGTTTTAATATCAATATATCTTTCTTCATACAATAACATTGAATATCCATTTTGATCTGTTTTCAATCTTCTAGTTAAATTAAAGTAATTTTTAACAAGACAAGATTTATTATACATCTCTGCATAAGAGTTAAAATCTTGCTGTTCATAACTTTATTTACCAAACAATTCACTAAAGCTATCATCCAAATGCGTCTAGCAATATCAACAGACATCCCTCTCTTAGTCAAAGTTACCACATTAGGATACAATTCATTTATTATTTGGAGTACACTGTTAGAACCTGAATCTTCCCAATTTCCACAGACAAAGTTAGAAATAGATCTATTAACACATCCGCAAATCAAGCCATTTGGATAATATTGCAATCTTAAAAATTCGAATGTTTCATATGATGTCATTTGCTTCGTCAGTTGTATAGAATATCCACATGCCAACATTTCTTCATTAAATATTGTGGAAGCTTCAATAGTTGAGAAAACATGATATGAATCGTCTCCACAAACTTCCATTAGTGTATAATCGTAATTCAAGTATGGATAAAGTGAGTTCAATGACTTATACATTATCTTAGTGTAAAGATAATTTAATATGTTATTCATATAAGAAGTGTACCTAACTCCACTAGGCAAACCTGCTTTCCACTGATACTTAATACCATTTCTATAAGTATATGTGTTCGATACACTATTAATGACCCAATTAGCAATATTGATATACTTTTCACGTGTATTGTCATCTTCTATAGTTGAGCTAACTTTTTCAAAAGTATGTCTTAAAACACATTGCATATCTTCAAAAGTGTGTTGAGCGTTAAAATCCTCAAAGTCAAATGAATTAACACATCCTTTTGAAAACTTCTCCAACCTTTTTGAATATCTTGCAATATTTGCAAAGCCATCTAAGTTCATGAATATATTTTCATTTCCTATATTAGTTTCAATAGGCATAAACAAATAAGCACAACAAATGTAATGTAAAAAAGTAGTTTGGTAAATCGACCTAGCTTTTGTTTGCTCTTGTATTTTTTGATGGCCTTTAGTTTTTAATCTAACTTTACAATCAGATATATTATTCATTTTCATCTTATAAAGTTCGTAAGCTCCAGTCAGTCCTGTTGTCCTTTTATTTAAATTGATATCTTTTGAAATAGCACTTAGTTCATCTTGATATCTTTTATTGTCACTTTCTTTAAACTCATCGTAATAAGACCCACCAACTACTATTAAATAATAGTTTTCGAAAAATTCTTCAATAGTTAAAACCTTATCAACACGCGTATCATTTAATAAATTACTCATTTCGATGTTCAACTTTGTCAGATATATTTGATTTGTTTTAACAGAACAGTCTTCACTATAAGCAAGTTTTTTATTACATAAATCTCCATTAACACGTTTTTCTAATTCAGCTGACCAATCTAAGGATTCATCAGTTCTACCGTTCAATGTCTGTTTATACATGAGCTTTGCTCTTTTTAGACTGTCAGTAGATAGACTTAAAGTACTTTTTCC